GAAAATCCAAATGCAATTACTATTATTGAAAAGAATGTAGATAAAGTAGATTGGGCGTCTTTATGTGCTAATCCAATTGCAATTCATTTACTACTAGATAAAAACAATTTACATAAAATCAACTGGAATTTATTAAGTTCAAACTATAATGCCGTTCATATTTTAGAAAATAACTTAGATAAAATAAATTGGAAGTATATTACTAGTAATGAAAATGCTATCGATATATTAAAAACAAATAAGGGAAAATATAGCTATTTTAGATTGGGTTTTAATCAAAATCCAAAAATAATGGAACTTATAAATACTCATTTAGATAACGCAACTACATATTGGCCTTCTATGTTTTGGTATTGTATAAGTGGAAATCCACACGCAATTAAACTTATAGAGGAAAATTTAGATAATGTTTACTGGAACACTTTAAGTAAAAATCCAAAAGCTATTCATTTATTAAAAAATAATTTAGAAAAAATAGATTGGGAATTTTTATCGGAAAACATAAATGCAATTGAATTATTAAATGAAAATAAGGATAGAATTGTTTGGGAATATTTATCTGGAAATCCAAACGCTATTCATTTATTATATGAAAATCAAGACAAGATAAGTTGGTGCGGATTATCTAAAAACCCTTCTATCTTTATTATTGATAAAATAGCAATGAAAGTTCAATGCATGAATTTAGCCGAAGAATTAGCAGCTCATGTATTTCATCCAGAAAGAATACGTAGATTAAGTGAAAAAACTAACATGGATTTTTATGATTATATGGAAATATATTAAAAAAAAGAATAAAAAATTGATTTTTATTTATTTTTTTATTTTATTTATAATTATATTATTAGAATCACACAATACTGTTTACAGGTATATGAAATCGATTACACCAGTCAGTACATTTTTTAATTTCGTACATAGATGGACGTTTTGTCTCATTGTGATTTTCTTTATTTCGAAATGTTTTTTCTCTATCCATTTCAAAATAATTTATTCTTTGGTGTATAAATTCGAGTCTAGATTGATTCAGTATAGAATTTATTTCTTCTAATTTACTGGTAAACATGGATGGTATATTGACTTTTAAAATGCGTTTTAGTTGTACAGTATCGTTCATTTGGCATATTTGCAAGAACAGTGCATTCAGGTAGGTTAAAGTGTGATTATTAATTCCGTAGAATCCTTTACAGATAAGATATCGTGAACCAGAAGACAATGATGTTACAGTAGGTTTAATAAAGAATGTTTTTTCATAAAAAGACGAAATAAGATAAACGACATCAATAGATAGTTGGGAGAAGCAGTCGCTTAATTTTAAAATGAGGTTTCCGTGACAGCTTTGTACATTTAATGCAATAATAAAGTACAATAATGTTTGTTTTACAATAGTATATTCATCATACTGTACATTATAACAATCGATGGTTATGTATTCCATTTGAATTTTTGCGTCAGTCATTTTTTGCAAAATATCTAGTGGTTGGATTTGATTAGTATAAAAATGATGTTGGTCTTTACTGTTGCATCGTTTCCGTAAAAAAAGGTTTGCTTGATAATATTGTACGGTATATTCTGGGTCACCAATATACAAAAGGTTTACGTATTCTGGTGTATGTTTCGATTTTTTGAATACGTTATCGTTGTTCAAGTGCAGTACATTAAATATTTCAATAAATTCAAAAAAATGGATATTTACTGGAGTTTCTTGAAACTTATTTTTTTTGTTAAATGTAATGTCGGTAAGGGTGATGGGTACACTATGAAATGTTTTTAAGAAATGGATAGGTGTGAATAAATAGGTAAAGAGGTTATAGTCGATATGGATATGATTTTCAGATGTTTTTTGTTTTAATTGTGCCAAGTATTTATGTAGAGTTAAAGATATTACTGGTTCGTTTCGATTATGTACAGTACATAATGATAAATGGAATGGATTAGAATTAAATGATATATTTGACCTAGGGAATGTGTAGAATACGGTGACATTTTGTCTGTTTAAATTTTCGTTGTGTTTTGGCATAAAAAATATGAATTTCCTCTAAATATTTTTTACATAATACGTTTATATTTATTTATTCCTCAAAGGAATCGACAACATCAGTGTCTTCTTCTAATGCGATTTTTGTATTGGAAATCTTTCTGCACACTGGTTTCATTTGCTTTTGGTATTTTCGTATTTTTTTGATTTCTTTCCATCTAATTTTATCTTTTTCCAATTGTGTCATCTCTTTATTTTGTATTTGTTGTGGGTATAGTTGTTCTGGTTCTGGAGTTTCATCATTTTCATTCATATTTTTCAAGGTGGCTTGAGGGATGTCTCTCACTTTCTTAAAGACAAAGTAACGGTTAAGGAAAGATATTTGCATCTCTTCTGGAGTCATTTTAGGTGCTTTTCCGTATTCGTTCTTTTTCAAACGGTTTTGTGTTTCTATTTCTTCTAATTCGGATTTCATGGTAGCAAACATATCTTTGAATGATCCTGTAGATGATTTAAGTCCCATTGCTTCTAATTCTGGTTGGCTTAATGGTGCGAAACCATAATTTTCAAGCATACGTGTAAAATATTCAAAAGACACTAAATATTCAGGGAAGGTATGACCGATGCTTTCTTGATGTACATCAACTCGCATCCCGACGCTTGTCTCATCATTTGGAAATGATTGTATTGTACGACTATATTTCTTTTTAATATCACAAAGTATTCGTCCTCCTTTTTCAATATGGAAGGTTCCACTTTCATTTTGCAATACATCAAATACTTTCTGTCCATCATAACAAGTACCAATGAAGTATCCATTTAATCTGGTACATTCGGATAAGTTTCTGAGGAATGAATGTAATGTACGGTTTGACTCGAAGAAATAGTGTAATGCAAATTGGCACGAACTAATATGGAATCCTTCACGTGCGATTCCGTGTCGGAATACATAAGTGGATTGTGCGGGTAGTGGATTGCCTTCTCCGAATATAGATCGTACCAACTGTTTATGAAGAGTATCTTGAAAAGCAGCAGCTTTTGTACGAATATTAAGTGAACTATTTCCTGGTAGAAATAACGCACGTAATTTCATTCGTTTATGTTTTTTCCTTTGTTCTATATATCGTAAAGAAGCGTTGTCTTTTCCAGTAATGACATTATCTGGACTTAGATCGATGCCTAGAACAAATCGTATATCACTATATTTCCATTTAAGAAGGTCACCACCTGTACCTACAGAATAGTCGATTAAATGAACTTCTTCTATGTTAGCAGAATCCTGTAAGAATTTTGCAGTAGAAGAAATGATTTTATTCTTAATATACATATTATGGAAATTGCGCATAGCTTCAGTGTGTTTTGAGCTTTTTTCATTTACATCATAGTATTCGGAGTCTTCTACAACAGCTTCATTGAGTATATCTGTTCCTGAAATGATATCTTCGGTTACTGGTTCATGGATGGAAAGCCAATTGCTGTTTGCTACTGTATAGAAATTGCCATAATCTTTTCTTCCAGAGGTAGGTGAACGAAGTATTTCGGTTTTATCGTGTCGTACACGAATAGGTATCCATTTCCAGGGTCCTTCTTTTGTATCATCGTCTTTTGCATATCTGAATTCTACAATGGTTAAATCGTCGAATACTTCAGGAGTTGCGTCAGGTTCTACAGGTACAGTACGCATTTGCATATCTTTATCGAGAGGAATATAGCATAAATATGCAGTAGGGTCATATGGTCTATTTGGTTTGAATAATCTGGGTACAGAAGTGGAAGATGAGTCGTGTTGATTGGATGGAGGGACAGTGTCGATTTTATCTTCTAAAACCTGTCCAAATATATTTCCATCCAAAGAGTCTATGTTTGATTTTCCAGTAACGTGTAAATGTACTATTTTATAAGCGACAGCAGAAGACATCATATTGGATGAATCATGAATCACATGTTTTACAGTATCCTTGTTTTCATTTTTTTCTGTAACAACATAGAAATCAATGGTGTTAAACTCAGGTGGTTTCCACTTATAAGACAATTGCCAAGTGAGTTTGACAGGAGAAGATGCAATGCCAGATTTGTTACTACCAACACCAGTAAGCATAGGTGTAAAGATAAGTCCATCTGTCTCATACTCATAAGAATGTTTTTGGTCTAATAATTTCTTGCATGCGTCAAATATATTAGGTTCGGCAATAAACTGTTTTACTTGAACGCGGAATAAACAAGACGAATCAGAATTTTCAGTAACAGACTGTACATTCAACATTGATACAAAAGTTCGCAAAAGGGATAATCTATATTGAATTTCCAATCGTTCATCATCTTCTCCTGTTGTGTCGGACATTTGTTGTTCTTCTAGAATATCATTTACAGGATAGAATGGCATTGGACGTACGTGTGGGTCTTTTCTGCTGCCAATATAGTAAATATCAAAAGCTGCATATAAGAACAACATTTTATTGTGTTTGCCAGATAATATGAATTCACCGTCTAGAAGGCTATTGAAACATTTTTGTTCGGTTGTTTTCGATCCTGTAAATACAATTTTCATATTACCTTTAATCATATAGATTTTACCCGTTTTAGATATGTACAGTAATGCACGTTGTCCGTCTGCTTTTTCAGTAACCATATAATTAGTCAAAATGTTATTTTCGGTTTCTTTCAGTATATGGGTTTTCTGTAATGTGACAGATTGTGGTCCAACAAAATCGGCAGTAATAGGATTTTGGGTTCTGCGTTTACGGTGAGGTGCTTGTTCATTGTCTTCTCCGTGCAGTAAATCCATATACTCTTTATAAATGTCTTCTTGTTCTGGATAAGAAATAGGATAAGGTGTTTCTTGCAGTCCAGATAGTACCATACGAATACCTTTTCTAATATGGCCCATTAGCTGTTCTTTTGACATTCCTACGAATTTTGCATTGTTCTCAATCGCGCGATTATTCATTTCTAATTCAACTTCGTAATGTGGTTCATTATCGAACACTCCTGCGGATTTTAATGTGTAAGATGGCATAATGATTGGTCGTTTGTCCTTACCTGTGGTTGGAGTACATTTACGGTTTGTTTTAATTACACTGACATCTACATATACAGGTATATCGGGGTGATAAAACCGTACACGATTCATGCAACGATATGTTTTGCGTGAGCTAGACCAATTGCGTAAAGTAGACCGTACACGTTCATTCATTCCATCTATTTTTTGGTCCCATTCGAATTTATATGCAACTCGAAAATTATGGTCAGGGAACGATGCATTATCGTAGAAGGTGTTATCAGGTTTTTTCACACGTAATTTATCTGTAAATTTCACGCTTCGTCCATCTATACTGATTTTTTTAATGGCATCTACGCTATCACTGCGGCAGTATTGTTGTATTAATTCGGAACCAACAATTTCTAGACGGAAAGTGGTAGACATTCGTACTCGTACACAATCATTACCACCACCAGTCATAGCTTCATTTGTTTCTTTTACGACATCTTCTTTATCACCATCATCTTCTTTATCACCATTATCTTCTTTATCACGATCATCTTCTTTGTTACCATCTTCTTTATTATTTGGTTTATCAAACTTATTAAGCATATTTCTGTCCATAATTTCACTATTAATACGTAACATCTCGTCGCCTTGAATATTATGACTTGCCCAACCATTTCTGATTAATTGAGATATAACATTTTCATAATCAGTTCGCGTAATAGGTTTACGATTGCCAAAACTGACTTCCAATTCGTGAGACTGATATGGTTTTGGTTGTAAATTGTGTGATTTAGCTTTTTCTAAATAGTCATCAATCATCTCATCGAATAATTTTTTAGATTCAATTGAGTCAACTTTCTTCTTATTAAGCATATTATCGTATAATGATTCAAGTAAAACTGTAAATAACTGTTTATATGCTATATATATATTATAATATTAAAATCAATTTTCTGTAGAAGCACAGTGAATGCATATTTTCTCGTACAAATCGCTCTTTTTAATTTTTACAGGATGATCTAACTCTAATTTTTCCGACATGCATTCCAAATCACTCACTTTATAACTGGAAATACCTTTCAATGGTTTATCGTAATGGACGAAACCGACCATATTTTCCCTAATTTTTTCTACAGTTTGTACACTTTGGTCGATATCGACAAAGTATCCTGGTATGGACATTCTTGATTTTTTATGGTTTTCAGGGTTTTTATACAAAACGTATGTATGTACTGTAAAAGATTCTTCGTCGTCTTCCACTCCTGCGATTGGGAAATATAAAAAAGGAATATATATTTTTTTTACAGTATCGACAATATAGATGTTACATTTATAGTACAAGGTATATGCAATTAAGGTTTGATATGTAGACTCACGTTGAGTTGCCAAGTCATTCATAATAGTATTACATAATGTCTTTGTCAAAGAGTAATTGGTTCGACGAGACAGTACAACATTATTATTGATGCGTAAAAAATCAATAATTTTTTGTTTTTCGGCAGTGTCTATTTTACCAAAAATGGCGGTTTGTTCTTTTATTTTTTTGTAACCATAATTAGCCATATAAATTGCACCAAATAATTTGTCCTGTATATGTTTTACTTGAAAAGTACGTGTTTGCATTATATCTTCGGGTTGAGGTTCATCTATAGTGTGAATTATATCTACAATTTCAGTATTTGCAATAATGTTTTCTTCAACTGGTGTTTTCATATTTTCTTTAATCCAGTATGTGCGTTCTGTAGTGTGCATATATGATTGCAATAATTCTTCTGGGAAACAGATAGCGCCATCATTCTTTTCAATAAATTGTAGAAACATAGTGTTAACAATAAATATTATCAAGATATCTTTATATGTTATTACAGTAACAATAGTAATAATATATTTTATAATTATTATTCAGTAGTAATGTTATTTGCAACAATACTTTTAAATTCTTCCTGTTTTTCTTGAATAACATTTAATTCAGATTCTTGTTCAGATAAAAACTGAATATATTTTTGAATACTTTCTAATGTTTCTTGAGACACGAGAGATAGATTTACCATGATACCACTATTGTTTTCGTTTAATTTAACTTGAGATTCTTTACGTAATAGGGATGCAATATGAACGTGTTGTTGTTCATTTAATTTTGAAATTTTTGCACATAATTCATTTAAATCTATCATAGTAGTGAATAATATGTACAGTAAAAAATATATTTAAGCTTTTTATAAAGTGTTATAAGAATTAGTTATTTTTAGTAGGTGTAATAAGTTCTCCTAAAACTTCTACACAATCATCATTCATTTCAAATCGTGTTCCAATAACGTTTACCATAATAATATCTTTTTCTTTTACTTTTTGGAATTGAGGAGTTTCTACGAAATGGTCTCTAGCAACAAATAGTGCAATAGGAACATTTCCTTGACTATCGAATGCTTCTGCGTGAATGCCTGCTTTTGTCACACTTTTTACTGTACATTGAACGTGTGTACCTTCTGCAGGATTTGAAGTATTACATTCAAATACGACATTGAACTCAATGAGTTCTCCTTTAACAATACCACTAGAATGATGACTTATGTGTATAGATTTTGGTTGTACGTAACCTTCACGAATACATTTCCCTTCAATTGTGTGAGCGATAGTTTTATGAAGGTTTTCGCGAGTTTTATTCTCACCGATTTGATTTGGATATAAAGCAATATTCATTTCCAACAGACTTTTAATGTAAAGTCTTTCTTGGTATTCATATTTTTTGGCGTTATTGGGTTTAGTTGCGGTTTTCATGGTAATACTAACTGTAAAAATATATATATGCTATATTATTTATATATTTTTATAATGACGGCGTTTTTAGAAATCAATTTTCTGTGTTTTTCATTTTAATAACTTTTTGACCATTAATATCTTGTATTGATACTGAAGCGTCTAAAAACTGAGTAGCATTAATGCACTCATATGATATATACCATAATTTATCAGTAGTATACTGAAGGTGTCTCAAAAGGTGTTCATTAATTGCACGTAAATGATTTTGTTCAATAGGAATATGAGAAAATGTTTTACAGAAATCATTATTGTATTCGATAGATGAATCGTTTACTGTAGATAATATATTGTTTAAATAATTCATAGTTGTTTTCTTATGAAAACATTGTAGACCTTTATTATTTCTTCCATGTAACATATTTTTGATTTTGAATACATAACCATCTGTCTCGGTTTCTGATTTTGATTTCAATCCTGTAAATCCAATTAAGGATTCATCGTTTTTCTGAATTTTATTTAGGTCTGGGAAATCGTGATGCATACGTTCGATTATATCTTGATTTTTATCAAAAGTTTGCAACCAATTCTGTACATATAATTTTTCTTTTTCTGTGATGTCGTTGTCAGCAGATATCCATCCTTTTTTCGTTAATATGAAGTGTATATTTTCCTTTCCTTTTGCAATAAGGATTTGTGGCATTTCTTTTGTTATATCATTTGGAATATATAGATTTGATTGTAAATGAGACTTTATGATTTTCAATATAATATCTTTCGATGGTACTTCTGATTCAGACAATTGTATTTGAGACAGATTTGTCTCATTTAGGTTATTATAGTCTGTAAATAAAATCTTTACAATAGATATTTTTTGAGAGAATGGTAATTCATCATAGAATTTTAATACTGTATACATTATAAGTTGTGTTTTTGTGATTCCGTGATGTTTCATTAGAACTTCAAATGCGAGTGGAAACGATGCATATTCTTCATATTCGGATGGAATTTTTGCATCGTATTCTTTCTGCAATTTTTTCGATTTTTGAACTGGATGCAATGCAATTTTCAATATTTCTATGCACTTATCAATAGATGGATTTTCTTTTGTTATACTTGTCTCAGAGACAGCATCATCAGCATCATCATCATCACTATCAGCAATATCATTATCGTAACGGAAATATTTTTTGCCTGGAAGACGTTTACTTGATACATTTGGTAAAACAGGGTCATTTTCTGTAAGAAGACTCAAATCTGTATTTTCTTCTGGCATGTTATATTTGATTTGTTTCATTTTGATGTCTACTGGTTTTTTTCTCTCGTAAATGGATGCTTGTACATCAGTCATATCATTTGGTTGGAATGCATATGTGTCGCCAGAATTAATCAAATGTCCTAATCTTTCTTGTCTCGTTTTCTTGCCATCAATACTTTTACTATGTGTTAACCAGTATTGCTTGTTTTTTATCATTTGAGACAAAGTATGATAAATTTCGTGTTTACTGTATGGTATACCAATGTTTATTTTTTTGATTAATTCGTCTTCTTCATAAAACATTTTTTCTTTAAACAATTGTCTAACTCGTTTTACAATACGGTTATGATTGGAACGCATATTTTTTGCGCTATATGTTTTGTCTTTTGGTGTTATTTTTGCATTAGTATCCACGTAAGGTGTGCACGTATATGAACAAGATTCCATATAATCACATATAGAAGTGTTTGGTTTGTCTCCAATTTCAAAATCTTCTTCGGTATCTTTTGACGAATATTTTAGTTTAACCGTGGTGTTCAAATGTTCTTTTGTATAGTTTTGTTGAGATGTATTGTTTAATAAGCAATCTACAGCACATTCTTTCAGTACACGAGATATTTTGCCGATTTCGACTGCTTTTATTTCGGCTATACGGTACAAATACATATCTGCTGTCTCTTTTTCGTCAACATAAGACGTATGCATATAAATTTCTACATTACGTTCTTTGAAAGGAAGTGCACAGTGGCTTCGATTTCGTACAGCACGGCCAATTACTTGTTCGATTCGATTCATATTGTACCAAGGTTCCATGATATGGACTTGTCTCACATTTTTCAAATCAATGCCTTCAGCACCTGACCCACTGATTAGTACAACTTTAACACGTGAGCCATCTTTATTTTCGTTGCTGACGGCTAATTGTATTTCTTCTTTATTAGTAGGTGAATATCGATAACTGCCTGTAATCATAATGTATTTTCCTAGGTTAGTTTTGGGGAATGTCTCACCCTCAGGTAATGATAACATAGTAGATGGCATATAATCAGCTTTACAATATCGTTTCATTCCCATTTCTTCTAATGCGAGACACATAGGTACAAGTCCGAAATCTAGATAATTGGAGTATATGAGAATAATGCCTGTTGAATTTTTGACGGATTCGCATATTGTAGCGATTTTTTTACTGTATTTTGACAGATTGGGTTGTTTGAATATGCGTTTATGTTCACTTAATGTCTCATTTTTGTATGAAAACTGTACATAAGAATATTTGATTTTCTGTGATTTATCTTCGAATTCAGTTACTTTTCTATTCATAGCATTATCCAGACCTTCAGTTCCATGTGTAAGAGATAATTGGAATTTGTCGTGTTCTGTATTTTCTGGTTTATTCATAATTTCACTTACAGGGTATGTCATTGTCAAGCTGCTTAATAATGGAAGCATCCATTGAATAGCAAATCCAGAAGTTGATTCTTCAAAATTTGGCATTTGTTTTTTCATTTCGATCGTTTTTTCCAACAAGATAGAGTAAATTTTCTTTTGATAGTTATCGGGTCTCGTTACAAACAAATCCAAATGTTGTATTTTATCTTCTTTCAATGAAATACCAGTCATTAGTTGGCTAGGATATGACCCCAATGTATTATCAGAATTTGCGAATGAGCTGGGATATATACGAAATGGGAATGTAAATGGATTTTCTCCACGTACATATGAGACATATCCGATTAACTTTCGTTTAAGCAATTGTTTTCCACCTTCTTCGATGACGACACCTTCTTTATCTTTCTTTTCAGGAACAAAATTCCCTTTGGAATTGAATACGTGTGAGACTCGGATGGTTGGTCGTTTATCATTTAAATTCATTAAATTTACCATCCAAATAATTTCTTGATGTGTATTGTACATTGGTGTTGCTGTAAGTAAAATAAACCGTACATTATCACAATATGTAGCGATTTTTTCTAACATTTTAGCAGCACGTTTACGCTTACTTTCATCTCTTTGTAGTACATTATGTGCTTCATCTATAATAAATAGTGTATCATTAAATACTTTCTGTACAGTTCGTATTTTTTTATTTTTTATTTTCAATACTTGTTCACTATCATCTGTATCTTTTAAATTTTCTAAATCTATATCATTTCCTAGTTTAGCTTCAATAATATTAGCTAATTTACGGTATCCAACAAATTCATAGTATTTATCAATGAGATTGTTAATTTCTTTTGTCACTTGTTCCCTGGTTTTTCCTCCAAATTGTTGTTCGTTAATTTCTGATAAAAGTGATTCTCCAACGCAGGTATCAAGTGTCCAAGTACCTTTATTTTTTTCTTCTTTTAATTTTGAAGGATTGAACAACTGTAAACGGAAATTAGAAAGAATATTATTGTTTCCAATAATAAATGTTTTTCTTAATATACCAGAACGTTTTAAATAGGCACGGGTTTCTTCTGCGACTCCGATAGCACTGCACGTTTTACCCGTTCCTAATTCGTGGTACAGTAAAAGATTATTGTAAGGTGTATCAATAGACATGAAGTTTTTTACAAATTGTTGATGTGGTAAAATTTGGAAATCACTATTACATTCTTCTTCGACCGATTTTTCAAAATCTTTTACTTTATCTTTTGTGTCGTCTTTTCGTAGTAAATTATGGAATTCTGTTTTCTCATAAATTTTATTATTGAAATCGGGGTCAACTTGTCTCGGATACCGTAAATCTAATTCTGTATTTCCATAGTTATCATATTCTTCTTTTTCTTTTTCTAAATTTTGCTTGTTTATTGGGTTCTCTTCTTTCATATTGTCTTTAACATTAGATTTGTATTTTTTATCGGGGAATGGTGTTACTTCGTCGTTTTTCATTTCTTCTGGTACGTCTGCAGCATTATCTGTACTGTTTACAAGTAAGGTAGTTTCAGTAATAGGTTTTTGATTTTTTTTCGTCACTCTCTTTGCTTTAGGTTTATTTGTTTGAGTTTTGTTTGCTTTTTTGGCTTGTGCTTTAGCTTCTTTTTCTTGAGCAGCTTTTGCTTTTTTAGCTTCTTTTTCTGCTTTTTTCTCTTGTTTTTCTTTAGCTTCCCTTTCTTTTTTAGCTTGTTTTTCTATCTTTGCATCGTCTTTTGCCTTCTTATCTGCTAGTTTTTGTTCTTTTGCAGCAGCTTTTTCTTCTTTTGTTAGTTTCTTTTTCGGTAATGGAATCGGTTGTTCTGCAGTCTCTTGTATTTGTTCATTTTCGGTTTTATCTTGTTCTTCCATAGTTCCTATATTCTTATATGATATGATAATATGATATTGTACAAATATTAACTTTCACGAATTTTCATAATTGAATTATTTTTGAGACACGCATCTATTTTTTGTATCATATTACGTTTTTCTAAATTGTATGGTCTAATACATTGTAAACATTGTTCAAGATTTTTCCATTCTATCCCGCTTACTTCTGATTTTTGAAAGCATGTTTTTGCAAATGCGTGTTCAGGTTCCATGTACATAACGTAGTACTTATGTTTATAAGAATAGTAATTTGAACCAGTAAATACCTCTTGTACAGGAACCATATTTGATAAATCGTGTAAATGTTCTTTTGTATAACCTGTCTCTTCAGTGAATTCTCGTACAGCACAATCGTAATCAGATTCATTCGGGTTTCGTCTTCCTTTAGGAAATCCCCATTCGGGTTCATTCCATATTTCTAATTCGTCACTTTCATTCAGTAAAGATACTAAATCGTAATATTCGTTGTTGTGTTTTATTCCGAATATAAGCATATTCAATTTATCTTTGGAACAAACATTACCGATACTACGTATATGGTTGTACTTATTCTTCAATAACTGTTTTTCTTGTACAGTCATTTGATTCATCATATTCAGTATATAAGACTTTTGATAGAGAGAATATTTCCCACGCATAAAATCCAAATATCCTAAAGTATCTCTTCTTCTTATCATTAAGTATTCGTAATTAGAGTTTCCATTTTCATCATATACTGTACGAAATACTATTACGCCATTACTTGTGATAGGCATTTTACATTGATAAAATAGGTGACCTTTTCTACCACAATTATTACAGAATGTATTCAATGTATTTTGGTCATTATTATGGTTATGAAATTTCTTTTGATTTCGTTTTGTACTATTACTGCTGCTCATCAACACGATAGAATATAATATAATTAACCTTATAATATGTTAATATGAAGGAATTAGACCCAATTGTATGGTTACCTCATTTCTGGTTCTTTTTATACAGTACAGCACATTGTTATCCTGATACACCTAATTCGGTGACAAAGCGTAAGTATTATGATTTTGTTTTGAATTTGCCATTATATTTTCCGAATGCGACGTGTTCGAATTACTTTAGCCGATTATTGGATACATTTCCTGTGACTCCTTATTTGGACAATAAAGATTCTTTTACGTATTGGGTTCATTGTATACAAAATCGTATGGACCAATATTTAGGCCTTTCTGAAAAAACATATTTACAACATTTAGACGAATATTATGGAGAATATTTACCGAAACAATATGTTTTATCAGAACGTAGAGGTATCAGTAAAAAATATATTATTTTTGGTTTCATTGCAGTTCTAGGTGCTGTAGCAGTAACTTATTCATAATAGTAGTATAAATATATACAGTACAAAATGAGATGGGAAATTATTTTGTTTGCTGGTGCAGGGTTTTTAATGGCAAATGTTTATTCTGATGGTAGATATTTTAAGAAACTTTTGTCGTACAAAAAATATTATCAAATGGGAGGTATTTTATTTGGTGCGTGTGTTGTGTACTGGTTATTAAAGAAAGACCCTAAGCGGGCATCTACTCTTATACAGCATTCCAATGAATATTTGAAATATTTACCTGTAGATAAGAATACGAGTAGTGTTATTTCGCCTATTTTAGACTTTACTTCTAATAATCCATATTTGAATAATTTACCACAAGGTGCCGCGGGGGCGACTGCTGGTGGTCACGCATATAGTGTGTTAGATATGTTTCGAAAAGACCCAATGGATGCGCCTACGGCGCATCAGAGAAACCGTTTAATTAATTCTGGTAAAAAGGCTACAAAACGTTCTGTAAGTGAGACAAAAAAGAAGTTTGTGGCTTCCAATCAAAATTGGAAATGTGGTGATTGTGGTAGTCAATTATCTGCGTGGTATGAAGTCGATCATAAAGTACGATTGGAATATGGTGGAAGCAATGAAGTAAACAATTTAGTAGCATTATGTCGAGAATGTCACGGTAAAAAAACAACAATGGAAAATCTATAACTATGATAATAATGTATATACTGTACACATTATTATTGCTATAAATACTATATATAGAGTATGGAACAAACAAAACAATCGCAGAATGAAAATACTAACACAAAACCAATAAAAGAAGTCAAAGATTTAAGTCCATTGGCCAATGTTGATTGGAGTTTACTGAATAAGAGTTCTGTAAAATTAGTGTTCATGGTTGTATTTATTATTATTTTAAGTTTCTTTTTTCTATTCATGCAGGTAGACAAGGAAGCATTAGGGAAGAATTTTATAATGTATATAGTTTTATTTTGTATTTTTGCAGTCAGTGGTTTTTTAGTACTGTACTCAAATATTCGAGGTAGAGAGATGTATGGTATTATTGCATTGATGGTGTTTGCTGTTTTATTTATGGTGATCCAAAGTACAACTGGAGGCGGTTCACCATTAGGCAAAATCTTCCATTTCTTTTTTCGTGATTATCCGCGTTATTCAGGATTATCTAGAGAAACGTCTTTCATTGTAGGTTATTCACTGAAAATGATTTTGGTGTTAATCATATTATTTGCGCTATCTATTTTTTACAATTTGTTTTTGAATCAAGCATATCGAGAGAAGAATGTCTATGGATTTATTATCCAATTTATCTTTTTTGTTCCTTGTTTATTGAGTGATATTGTACGGTATTTGATTAAAGATTTGGTCTCAACCCCTAAGATGGTATATGTCTTGTTAGTTATCGAATTATTATTAGTACTAATATACTTTCTTTTGCCGAAAATATTAAAGAAATCGAATTTTGATAATGGTGCACAATTATTGTCTCAACCTACTTTTCTATCAGACCGTACAACTTTAGACAATTGTAATTACATTATGAATAAATTTATGAAAGATAATAAAGCCTTGGAAGTCCCTAATAGTGATAAATTAGGTGTCAATATGAAAGACTTTAACAATTACAACTTTGCGTTTTCAATGTGGCTGAATACAAATGAAAGTGATTTATCACATAATGTGTTTTATTACGGAAACGCCAAGGAATCTGGAAAACCGTACATATATTATGATGGAAATGGTGAACACGTATTTGTATTTACGGACAAAGGAAGTAATAATGAATATGCACATTACAAAACGAATTTATTGTCTCAAAGATGGAATCATATTGTTGTAAACTATACAAGGAATCGTTGTGATTTATTTATTAATGGTCATTTGAGACATACTGTACAGTTTACAAATAATATACCATATATTAAAAACGACGATGCAAATAATATAATTGTAGGCGATACGAAAGGTAATCTTCATGGAGCGATTTGTAATATTATGGTGTACCGTAAACCAATGACCGCTGAACAAATCGCGAATAGCTACAATATTCTGCATTTAAGAAATCCTCCTGTGTAAAAACGTTGTAAGAAATATCCCATTATAGAATATATTGTTTGAGACAAATGGAAGTAGATTTGAAACAAGTGGCTTTAGGAATTATCTTATTAGTTGTACTGTATATATTGTACAAAATTTTCTCTCAGAAACGTCCAAGTTTGGATTCTGCAAGGAAACTAGATGGAAGCAGACACGATTTCACTGATTTGTCTAATCCTTCCTCTCCTAATTATTATTTATTAATGTGGGTTTATGTGAAGAACTTTGACCATACAGCAGACCAAATATTGTACACATTACAGTCAGCCGCAACAGGAGGTACAAATATTTTACGGTTAAAATTAGGTTCAAATGGTGATTTAATGTATGATATAAGTGGAAGCTCTAACAATATTGTAAATAGTTTTCCATTGCAAAAATGGACTTGCGTAGTATTGAGCGTAGATGGTAATAAAACGGTAGATAGTTATTTAGACGGAAAACTAGTTAAATCGAAAAAAGAAGCAGCTACTCTAACAACTACTTCTAGTGATTCTTGTATTTTAGAAGGTTCTATTGACACACCAATACGAGGTACTGGTACACAAGATGAAATAAGATTAAATAATGGTAATGATATTCGTGTCGGAACTTTCCAACGAATCCCACAATCAATGGACCCTGGAACCGCTTGGAAGAAATATGAAGATGGCAATGGTGGTAACTTCATGACCAAGATGTTCTCGAACTATGGTGTCTCGTTGAGACTAAATAAAGATGATACTACCCATTCTTCCTTGAGTTTCCCAAGAGGAGGATTATCTTTAGGAAATATGTCTTTTAACTCTAAACAATAATTGGTAAGTATTGTACAATAATACAAATTATAAATATTGTACAATAAAAAGAAAAGGGGTTTATACCAATGAAGATTTATAAATCTTAGAAGGTTTAAGGTATTTTCTTAATACCGCTTTTTATATATATATAGCATATAGAACTGTACGACCATGAACTACACATTTATAATTTTAGGAATTATTTTGTTAGTGATTATTTTCATTCTGTACAAGGTATTTACAGAGAAGAAGACAAAAATCGAATCATCAAAGACACTTTCAGCAAATACTCATTATTACACTGATTTAAAAAATCCAGGTTCTCCAAAGTATTACATAGGTATTTGGTTGTACGTAAGGTCATTGCCTAGTAGTGGTGTCACTAAATGTATATACGATATTAAGGATTCAACAAAAATACTAGGGCTCTTTTTAGATGACAATGCCAAATTATCGTATAAATATGATAATGAAACTAAACAACAACCCATAATGGATGGATTTCCATTACAAAGATGGACACACGTTATTCTGAGTGTTGATTCAAATAAACTAATAGATACCTATGTCGATGGTAAATTAATGATGTCTCATAATGTATCATTGACGCAACCAAATGCAACATCGGAGTTAAGGGAAAGCGCTGGGAGTGATACTAATATAATAGATGCAGAGATTGCAGGATTTGAACGTGTTCCAACTACAATGAATCCACAGACCGCGTGGAAGAAATATCTAGCAGGAAATGGAGGGAATGCATTTACAAGGTTCTTTAAGACGTGGGGTATTTCGCTGGTTTTAACAAAAGATGATGTTGACCAAAAGGCATTAAGTTTCCCACCATAAGTAATTTTGATGATTTTATCTATCTGATATATAGTATATATTATATAGATAACAATACAAGTATGTCAGATTCTTCTATGATTAATCAACTGAAAGAGTCCACTGGTGATATTGGAAATCAAGTAAAAGATGTTGCTGGTGCTGCAACTGAGAAACTGTCTGACTTAACCAATAACGTAGGAAAGTCTTTGGATGAATTCTCTCAAGAAGGGGTTTTAAATACAGGAAAAGAGTTTTTAGAGACAAATGGACTTTTAGCAAAATTCGTTTTCATCATTTTTGTATTATTCGCTTTTATGTTTTTACTGAATTTAGGAATGCACATCATCGGATTCTTTACAAAATCGAGTGAAAATCCTATGATTGTAAAGGGTAAACTAGACGGTGAAGATGGTGTTATTATTTCACAAAACCCAGCAAACTTAGACTCGAAAACGATTTTCCGTTCCAATAATAAAACTGGTGGTGCAGAATTTACGTGGTCAAGTTGGATTTATTTAAGTAAAGCAACTCCTACTGCTAACAAGTATTATCACGTATTTTCAAAAGGAGAAGGTAAACGAAAAGACATGCGTAATGTTGATATGAGCCAAAACGAACACGTGAAAGTATCGAATGGACCAGGGGTATATGTGTCTCAAGATGGTTCAGGATTGACTCATATGCACGTAATAATGGATACTATTGCACCACCAACAAGTGATGGAACTAGTAACCATGAAACCATTAAAATCAATACTGTACCAGTGAATAAGTGGTTTCATACGGCGATTCGTATGCAAAATAAGACAATGGATATTTATATTAATGGTGTTGTGAGTGCCCGTAAAACATTATCAAAGATGCCAAAGCAGAACTATCATAGTGTAGCAATTGGCGGTGGAGCTGCACAAGGTGGGTTCCAAGGTTCTATATCAAATTTACAGTATTTTAGTTATGCAATGAATGTATTTGAAATCAATAATATTGTCATGAAGGGTCCTAATACTAGGACGAGTGATTTATCATCCGATTCTGCAGGGAAGTCAGGAAATTACTCATATCTAGCAAATATGTGGTATAAAGGCGCAGAAAAGTAATTGTACAGTATACGAATTTTACTAATATTGTACAATAATATAGAACAATGTCGTGTGAGCCAAATGGTATTTTTGAGACAATTATTCAACAGAAAAGAGAAAGGGCATTGGCGAATAGACCGCCTACACGTTTCTTAGCAATAAGTCCATATAGAAATTACGTGTTTAATGATGATGGTACAGTAAATAAATTCGAATCATCTAGTACAGGATATACAAAAAATCAGTTAGACATGCGCAGAAAAGTTGAAATCCTAAAATATGATAAACGAAATGGAAAACAAACATCATCACAGAGATACGCAACGCTAGTGAAAGGTCTAGGAAGAAGAATTGGTATCAATACTGCAGAAAATATAAGGAGTATAACCCAATGTGACTTGATTCCAAAACCATTAAGTTCGTCTAATGTACCCCCCACGAGAAATGGAAGTGGTAGAAATCAAATGTTAGTAATGCAACCTAGTATTCCACTGTACAATTACAATGTACAAGTAGGTGCTTTTCCTAACGATAATAATATAGACAAAACAACTGATTTCTACAGATTCCACAAATATTTACAAAATAAAGTAGAATATCCTTTTGATACTGAAATCAGAAATATTGTCTCGACATTTGAAATGTCTGAACCAGTCCAATTCGGATTTTTAGAGTTTTTAGATAATATACCAGAATCAGTGAGTACTGTGAGAATTTCGACTGATATATTTCTACAGTTTTCTGATATTTCTGTAAATGATCCTGGCTTTACTTCTTACGGTATTCAAATTAATAATGAAGTTAATCCATTGGAAGTATATTTTTCTGCTCAAGACTTAACTGCAGGCGAAAATATCAGTTACACATCGACAACGTACAGTACAAATATTATTATTGTACCTGGTACAGACCTAGATAATAACATAGATGGTGCATATATGCACAATATAGGGTTTACACTAAGTTCGGTATTTGATATTCCAAGTGAAAAAGGTGTAATATATTCTCTGAAATACAAATTTTCAGGAATTACATTAAATCCAAAAGTAAACCCAGCTACGAAATTGTCATTTGTTTCAAACCCGTCAAGTACTACACTATTAGTGACTTAATGTGTCAATGTTGGATTTAAACACATTTGTTGATTTGGAAATACTTGTCCAGATAAACATTTATCACTGTCAGTTACAGAAACACAACCTCTTCGATTTTGATATTCTCCAACGAGACACCAATTCTGTTTTCCAGAAGAAATCGATTTTTGTATAGTATCATCAGCATCATCAATAGATGGTTCATTTGCGCGACGTTTAGAACTCTCGATGTCTCGTTTTAAACCATTACTTGGGTCAGCTTCTTCGCTTGCGTCTATCATTAAATTGCCGACATTCTGTACGACACCTTCAGCGATATCAGTACCAGTCTTTACGGTATCAGAAGCAACATCTGCAGTAACATTAATAGCTTGACCCGCAGAAAAACCGAATGCAGCTAATACTTTAGAAATAGTAGGTCCTGTAATGTTTGCAATACTCTGTAAACTATCTCCAAAAATATTGAATACATTGATACCTAAATACAATAAAACAATAAGTAGAATTAGGAGAAGGATAATTCCGAATTTAAAATCAAAAAATGACCCAGATGATTGAGTAGTGTTATTTACAGGTGATGATTCGGTAGTGGTTTTAGTTACTTTATTTACAGCAGATGAAGCATTTTTCATCATAGAAGTTAATGGTGTGGAAACGGTTTTCCCTGAATCTTCTCTCGTTTCTTCTAAACTGTTCATAATATTTTTTATATATTATTACTTTTTAAAAAACCTGTACAAATATATAACCCATTCGTTCAACATAAATCATTCTTTTATTGCAATAAACAAATAATACAGCAATGCCGATGAGTCAATATGTAGATAGCTTTTTTTTCTTAAGTTTAGGAATTACTTTTATTTTACTATTTTTGATGGCATTTCATTTCAAAACAAGGATTTCTGCCATTGAGAGAAAAAATAATACTTTAACAGATATTTGTACTACAATGGTTTCTGAGATTGGTACTTTGAAATCAAGAATAAATCAGATGTCTATATCAGTCGGAGGTTCTTATCCAAACATAGACACTGCCATGTATCGTGGTCCTATTGAACAAGAAAATGAATCAAGTGATGAGGAATATGAAGATGACGATTATGAAAGTGAAGATGAAGAAGAGTTAGATGTAGAAATAGAGACAAATAATGGTGCAACTATAATTGTACTGGACGAGACAACAAACGTGAGTGTCGATTTAGAAGAAATCGAAGACGCTGACAGTAGAAAAATAATAGTAGATGAACAACACGCACCATTACCAATTGATTTAGATATTACACAAGAAGAAGACGAAGTTGTGGTAGTAAAACAAGAATCGAACAATCAAGTAGAAGAGTTAGAAGAGGTTGTCTTGGATGAGACAAAAGACTCAGAAATAGAATCAACCATTGTACCTAGTATGAGTACATATCGAAAAATGACTGTACAAATGTTAAGAACTATAGTTATTCGTGATGGTTTATGTACAGATCCATCTAAACTTAAAAAGCAAGAACTCCTAAAGATTTTATCAGATGCAATAGAATAAAATGATGATGATTTAGGGATACAGACTATTTTCCATTTTATATGTATACTGTAAATAACAATAATGATTTCAAGTTTGAAAGGTCAATCCATATACGAAGTATATCCTCAAATGGAGGTGCCTTCTGTAGCATACAAAGCCAATAATAAATATGCCAATTTTCCTCCTATTATGAATGACGGGCGTGCAGTGGCTGCATCATGGCAACCTGGTGCAGTGGTTGACGAAGCGATTCGTAAAGATAATAATATCACTTCTAATTGGCAGTATCGTAGGTATTTAACGAAGAATTCGGAGGAGATTAAGACTCACAATTTCAAACAAGCGTGTAATGATATCGGTTACTATATTCGTAATGAGAATAAAGACTTCGACCGTTCCACTTCATTAAGAACTCCTCATATGTACAAAGATGTCAATGAACCTGTACAACATACTGGTGCAACATCAAGTGATTTAAAAGAGTTGTATTTGACAAAAGAGCAATTGCAATCGAGACAAGTGGTTCCTTCAATTACCCAAGAAGAATTAATGCGTAATTGGGGACAATATATGAACAAGAAGTAATAAAATAAACTGTACAATTTCAGTGTTTATTTTATTAGCAAAAGTGATTTAGAAGATAGAATGTTATGTACAGTACAATTGGATGGATTCTTGTCTCAAAATTATTAGTTTCGACGTAGGTATCAAGAATTTAGCGTATTGTATTTTTGATATTTCAGGAGGAAAGACAGATATTATAGAATGGGAAGTTGTAGATTTACTGGAAGAGAATGAGACAAATGTACCAAAGCATACCTGTACACAGTTATTGACATCAAGAAAAACGGCAACGATGTGTGGAAAAGTGGCTAAATATGGAGAACCGATTGAGAACTCGACTCAATATTTTTGCGAAAGACACGCAAAAATGAATACACGGTTTCTGATGCCACATAAGAAGTTCACACAAACATCTCTCAAAAAGTTATCTGTACAGGGCTTACGAGATTTAGGGAAAGAATATGGATATACTTTTCCAGAAATGAAAGAAGTAAAGACAAAATTAATAGAGGATTTGAGACAATATTTTGATTCAAGAGTATGGAAAACTTTAGGAAATGAGAAAAAAAAAGTAAATGCAGGTCATGTCGATTTGATTACAATAGGAAGACAGATGCATCGTATTTTTTCCAGTAAACCAATTATGAGACAAGTGACTCACGTGTTGATAGAGAACCAAATAACTCCAATAGCTAATCGAATGAAAACTGTACAAGGAATGTTGTCTCAAGAGTTCATTATGTTAGAGTGTCCACACATTGAATATATTTCGTCATTCAATAAATTGAAGAAGTTGGGAAAATCTATGAATGAAGAACCTGTAAAAGACAAATATAAAACCCATAAAAAGGATGGTATGACCTTATGTCGTACAAGATTGTCTCAATATCCACTTAAATGGTTGACATGGTTCGAATCATATAAAAATAAAAAAGATGATTTAGCAGATGCATTTCTACAAGGAATATGGTATATTGAAGAAAAATTAATGAAGAATACGACAAATATAAAAATAAATAATGTGAATTCACCATAAATATAGAACTTTTGTACAGTAATGGAAATTGTAGATATTGATTTAGATAATGTTGTCTCAGGTCCTGATAATTCCGCTTCTGGAGGAGATTCTAATTTTGGAGGTGGATTAGAACTATTAATGAACGAAAAAAAGATGTCTGGTAACACAAAGATTGATTTAGGAGAACTAGATAATTTGGAATCTGAATTGAATAATTTATCGGAAGATGTTGGTAGTACAACTCCAACACAAAATGCAGGACCAGGTACTAAACAGTTGAGCGGTTTAAGTGGATTTTCCAACTTGTTCAATTTTGGTTCTAGTAAACCTGCACAACCGCCTGTACAACAAACGAGTGGGTTATACGAAAGTGATGCGACTTTAGGACAAAGTACGAAAGATACTGCAGGTGGGGGTGGTTCGAGTACTTGGGATGGATTCTCAAAGGTATCTGGAGATATTCCCCAAACTAGGTCTAGTGCACACTTGTCTGAACGTGAAAAGAGACGTAAGAAACGTATGATGATTAAGAAATTAGAGGAATGGCGAGACAAAGGTACCTTAAAACACGGTTCACAATTTGATATGGATTCCAATTATGACGAGGTCGAAGACGAATATGAAGGTGCCTTAGAAGATAAACGTCGTAAAGATTCCATAAAATTGCAAGGGTGGTGGTTTACTACTATTATCAATACACTTGAGTACGGTAATGCACTAATAAATCCTTTTGATTTGAATTTAGATGGATGGGGTGAACAAGTAGGAGAAGATTTAGATTCGTATGACGAGATTTTCTCTGAATTGTACGATAAATACAAAGGAGGTAAAATGGCGCCTGAAATCAGTTTGTTACTTAGAATAGGGTTTTCAGCTGCTGTAGTGAATATGAGTAACAAGATGTTGAGTTCGGCTACTCCTGGATTCAGTGATGTTATTAAACAGAGTCCTGAATTGATGAAGGCATTTTCAAGTGCTGCTGTAAATACAATGAGTCAACAAAATACCGCATTTGATTTTGCAAAGACCATGTTGAATCAACCTGAACAAGTAAATACTACATATGGTCCTCCGCCTGCACCAGTTGAGACTAAGAAACAAGCACCACCACCAAGACCTGGAGCAATGCAGTTTACACCAGCGGCCAACAATCGTCCTGACCTAGCAGCTGCAACAAGGTCACCACCTCCTATGTTTAGAGAACAAGGTGTAGAATTGAATCAGCCTACGCCAGTTAATGCGCGTCCTGAAATGAGAGGTCCACCAACCACAGATATTGACCAATTGCTTTCAGGATTGAAGAAAAAGCCAGAGGCACCACCTATTGTAGAAGATGTGATTACAGGAGATGATTCTATTATAAGTGTAACGTCGTTAAGAGATATGAAAAACACCACAATGCCAAAGAAAGTGAAACGTAGAAACAATTCTGATAAGAATACTGTCTCATTGGATATATAAGAACAAAAAATATAAATACTGTACACAACTATTATTTATATTTACAGAGAATGAATCGCCAAGAACAAATGGAAAAAGTGCAAAAAGAAGGTTTAGAGTTGTTCAAAAAGAAAAATACAGATTACGGAGATGCATTTGCAGAATATGGTACAATAGGAGTGTTAATGAGAATACAAGATAAAATAAAGCGGTCAATGAGTATTACAAAAAATGGTGTCACTTTAGTAGACGACGAAGGTATACGTGATACGTTGATAGATTTGCATAATTATGCTGCAATGGGAATAATGTTGATTGATGAAAAGTAATATAAATAATTGGTACAGTATTACTGTAACAAAATATGGATATTATGGGTGGGTTTCTATTTGACACTTTGACAACTATATGGAATAATGTAAAATTACAAACAATGTTATTCATGTTTCATTCTTATCATTTTGGTTTCCATATGCATAATTATATTTACAAGCGGTTTTTATTGAATACAGGATTGATGAGAGAAGACCCAAATGATTCTACTTGGTGCAATATATGTACAATGACAGATACTTACGCATTGAGAAATCACTATAAGTTTCAAAATTTTGAAGATGAAGCACATAAAATGTTTGAAGAAGAAAATAAAATTTTAGGCTCGAATACTGTAGATAAATTTAAATCCGATAAACTATGGATGTGTAAATTATCTAATTCAAAAACATTGGTGTACAGTAAATTCAATAATGGATTTCGGAATGAGAATGTAAAATTAGAAAATTTAGACGAAGAAGAATACCCAATATCAAGTATTGCTTCAAAGTTTTTATATGTAGAATACACGCATCCAGATATGTTAGAGGCGATTGAATTAAATATTCCGCGCAGTATGTATGTTGTATATAATGAGTTATTTACTCCTTGTTTCGTTTTGAACATTTTAGAAAGACAAGACAAACCTTATGTATTTGATGAAAAATACAATATAACTATTGTAGATAAAGACTGTAAACAAATAGAGCTTAGATTTAACAATCATATTAGTCTTTTAGAAAGTTCTTACAAACATCATATGTTACTGTACTAAATCATTGAAGATATTTTAGGATAAAATAGAAATAATATCGTATTATACTGTATAATATTATTTCTAATATGGTGAAATCAGCGTGTACAACAATAAAAAAAATGAAAAATTGCAGACATCCTTGTAAAAAGGTAACCATGAAAACTAAGAATGGAAAAAAGAAAATCTGTAAAACGAAATTCAATAAAAATGCTGACCCAAAGAGTTGCTCCAAGAAAAATAAAAAGAAAGGAAAAAAAGATGCTGCAAAATCACCGAAAAAACGTAAAACGAAAGCACCTAAACTTGTAGTTGAACCAACAACTGAACCTGAAGTTAAAGAAGAGGAACGAAAAGATTTAGCACAATCGGAACCAGAAGCAGAACAACCTCAGACAACACCAGGTAATCCAATTCAAGGATTTATAGATTCTGTCTCAACTACTGCAAAAGAAGTATCAAATTATGATCCAGTTAAAAGTTTCGTAGAAAATCAACCAGTTGCAGCAGAACCTGTAAAGAGTGAAGAAGAATCAAAAGAGGGGACGCAATAATTTTTATCTATATCAATGCTGTAAATAATATAAAGATTGTTTTCTTTGTATTATTATATTGACATATAGGACAATGATGTTAGATTGTCAAGTGATGTCGACCAAAGAAGAAATGCTGAATGTGAATGTAAATACAAAAGTCCATGCGTTGAATGACAAATGGGTTTTATATCACCATTTACCATCCGATAAAAATTGGACTTTGTCTGGTTATACTGTTCTAGACAACGATATTTCAAGCGTTGAGCATATAATTGCATTACGAGACGCATTGCCTGAAAAAATGATAAAATATTCTATGTTATTTCTTATGAGAGATGGTATTACGCCTTTATGGGAAGACCCACGTAATTGTACAGGTGGTTGTTTTTCCTATAAAGTCTTTAATAAACACGTTGAACAAGTATGGAAAGATATGATGTGTTTGATATGCGGTGAGACTATGTTGACTAATCCACAAGATAGTAATTGTGTTAATGGAATAACGATTTCGCCTAAAAAGAATTTTTGCATTATCAAAATTTGGATTGGTGATATGAATCATCAAGACCCGACTATTGTAAGTTATGTTGAAAATTTGACTAGACACGGGTCTGTATTTAAAGTACACGAATCATCATAAAATTAGTCGTTATTTAAAGGAGGAAGTGGAGACAAACACAAACGAATGTCTCCCATATTAGAACCGATATCATATTTTACAATCAATGGTAAACTATTTTCCAAATAAATTTCTAAATGTTGACAAAGTGGTGTGCACTTTATAAAATTGTTAAGTGATTTTAATGGGAATTCTCCGCTCATAACTACTGATGCATCTGGTTTACGCCTAAATTTAATGGCATCTATTTTATCATCAATTAAATCGTTTACAGCATCTTTTTGTTCTGTACGGAATATTCGTGATTTTGCATACGGTCCTATACAAGAGAAAATTAAGTCATCGCCTACAGATTCTATTTTGATTCTATCTGAAATTCCTGTTAAATCACGAATAATTTTTTGGAAGCCAGCACTTGGCATATGAATAATTGCAGAATAATTTACTTCAGGAACTTCCAATTCATCTTCTTCGGGCTCATATAGTCTCAACTTGTAATTATTACATTGATTTATCTTTCCATTATCATACTGTAAACCTAAATGTGAGACACTTCCACCGCGATAATCAGCATCATCGATATACATTGTAAATAAATCATCATTTGATGTGTTTGATATCAATTTGAATAAATGCAATGAATTTGCACAAATTACAATTTTGTCTGGATTGCATTTATGTTTTTCAAATAATAGTTTTACGGCAACTAAAGTTGTATGATTCTTATCAAAATTGATAATCTTTAGGCCATTTTTATCGATGACCATTGTTACATCAGGAACTAAATCTTTTAAAGCACTAAACAGGTTTCTAATAGGAGAAATCTGAATAGTTTGCATTGTTAAAACATTTTTTTCAATATCCATTTTACTGTACAAAAATGCGTTTATATACGAATATGAACGCATTTTTTATATTTATTTCGATGAAATATGTTACTTCACTTTTACCCAACCTAAATAATTTCCATTTGTTGTTAATGAATTCGCCACTTTTGGTCTTATAAACACAATAAATCCAATACCGCAATTAAATACTTTACGCATTTCTTCATCCGATATATTGCCCTTTTGTTGAAGCCATTGACACCATTCTGGATATTGTATATTATTTTCTAAAGGAAGTTCTAAATCTTTCGGTATAACTCTTTTCAAATTTTCGGTCAAACCACCACCCGTAATATGACACATTCCTGTTATTGTACAGTATTTGCTTAGTTCCAGGACATCCTGTAAAAAAGAACTGTGAGGTGTTAAAAAATCATTCATTATTTCTTGAGGAGGTTCGTTTGTCTCCAAAATTTTGCGTATCAAAGAGTAACCATTTGTTTGAGGACCTGATGACTGAAACCCCACTGCTAAATCAAACTCCTCTACTCCATCAGGATCTATAGAGATAGTTTTGTCTCCTATTATTGTACCAACCATATCCATATGTCCATCTTGATACACTGATGGCATTTCTGCTGTCTCACCACCTAACAGTACACACCCTGCATTTTTACAGGCATCACAGCAACCTTTCACGAAACTTGCACTATCTTCTATATTTAGTTTACTACTGGCTATATAATCGAGAAAAAAAAGGGGCGTAGCCCCTTGTACTAATATATCGTTAATACTATGATTTACAATATCATGTCCACAATTGTAATAACTACCTGTTTTTTCTTTTATTAAAATACCTTTTGTTCCTACTCCATCTGTAGATGCAACTAAAGTTCCATTTCTATATTTGAACTGTCCACCAAAGTTACCGTGTTTACCTAAAACATTTTCGTTGTATGTCGACTCAACGTCTGTTTTGATTTGCTGTACAAAATCATTTCCTTTCTCGATATCTACACCTGCGTGTTTATACATTAATATTAATGTCTGCTAAATTTATATACAGTTTCAACCGAATATCTTAATATATCAGTTTTTTCTTATCATCGAAGAGAAAAAATTGATATTCTATTTTTGATTAGTTACAGTACTACAACTTGTGCTCCGAGCACCCAAAATAATTATACAAATCACAAATTAACTATGACAACCGTTGCTATGAACAAACAGTTCCTTATTGGACAACTATCTCTACCTGACCCTAACTATCTTACCCAAGTAACATCTGATTCCCGCAAATTTATGAGAGAGCACGTTTTAGTGCTTATCAGTGGGATGCGATGTGATGAAGAAGTAGATCCTCTAACATATGCTACAGGAACCACGCAATCTTACAGGTTTTACAAGAATTACCAAACTAAAAAAGAGACTTCACCAACGTACATACATAGTGATGTATGTGCGTGCTGTGGAAATTATCGCGTATACAATGGTTGTAAAAACAGTATGTGCAACTGTACAAATTCTTATCAGGAGTGGAATGAATATGATAATGATAATGAAATCGAGCGGAATGAGCGTGAAGAATTCCAGAATTGGTACGATGCAATAATGGAAGAAGAATGGGAGGAAGAATCCCGCAGAGAAGACAGACTTCTAACGTATGGAGATGATTACGATTTCTGAGCCCTTAGAAAATTAATGTGTATATGTTTTGTAAATTTTAACCAAAGTATTAAAAAAAGTTAACCTCTTTTTTTTCGTGTTCTTTTTGCCAGTTTTAATGCAAGACTTTGTTTAGAACATCCTTCTTCTAAAATATGATAATCTACTGTACTAGCTGGACCTCCTGTAATAGAGCTTGCTAATCTAGCACGAGCCCACGATTGTGCGGTTTGCATCGGTCGTGAACCACTAGAATAGAATGCTCCACGGCCTTTCTTTGCGATTTGTCTCAATGCTTTTACTGTACATCTAGTTTTCCGAGACAATTCTTTTGAGGGTACAATACTATCTACATTATATAATTCTTTTGCATTTGATACATGACTGGATTTCTTATGCTTGTATGTTTTTAGATTAGGACGTTGAATGTATTTTTGTTTACTGTACAATCTCCTTGTTTTAATGATATTTTTGCGCTGTTTTTCTCGGTCTTTTTTTGATAAATGTTTTGGAATATACTTTGTAGGTATTTTCATCGTATGCTGTAAAAATATATTTGTTGTGTTTACTGTACAAATATATTTTATTCTATTTGCAATTTTTTTAACTAAAGGCGTACCATTTCAAAACTTCACTGGTATAATTTTATTTTGTAGGTTTAGGTACAGCTTTTGATTGTCGTTTTTGCTGTACTAAAGTTGCTTTTTTAGTTGGTGCTTTTTTGGTTTCTCTTGGTTCATTTTCGATATCAGTTTCTAGTCGTGGATGAGTGAGATAATCATTTGTCTCATCCTTCGTATTACCGTAACATACTAATGGTACTTTTTCTGTTTTATTGTGGCTTTCTCTATACAATCTACAATCTATAGCAGACTCTTTGATAATGTGTAAGAACTGATCTATAATTTTTTGTTTCATTTGTGCAATTTCGTATAAATATTCGTCAGTGGTAATATTTCTATTTGAATCTAATTTACTTACGTCATTATCCATTAGTTCTTTGTACTGGTCACCTTTCATCTGTGATTCGGAGAACACACTCAAGTACAAGAAAACTTGTACATTACGCATATCTTCAGGTAACTCTAGATGACTTCCGATACGTCGTGCACGTCCAATAACTTGGTCAGTTCTTGTTTTATGCCAATAAGGTTCCATAATGTGTACAAATCGTGTGTTTTTCAAGTTAATACCTTCTGCGCCAGCTTTTGTAATCATAATCATTTTTACAATATCACCGTACATATTATTGGGAGCAACCTTTTTCAATCTACTGGCTATTTCATCTGGTACCTTATCCCATAAACCATTATAAATATTTCTTGCGATTTCTTTTACTTCAGGGTCTTCATTACCAGTATAGGTAATGTATGCAGGTTTACCAGCATTGTCAGGAGTATCGTAATCTACTAATCTCCAACCACCAGAATATTTTTCTATTTTCAGTTCTCTCATTCCATTTGCATCGCAAGTAAATTTGAAAAACATGATACCTTCCAAATTCAAGAAATCACTGTACAGTAGGTGTGGTCCTCTATTGTTCCTGTCCTGTACACGAGTTAAGATTTCTAAATATTTTGGGCTATATAATTTTAATGCTTCTTTACTGAAGAAATCGGTTTTCCTTTCGGACATTATATTTGTTACTCGCTCAATATCTTTTTTGTACAGGTCTTTCTTGTTTTTATCGGAAGCGTCTTCATTTGCGTTTGCATTTTCATCATTTTCAAGGAATTCTAATGCACGTGGTCTCCCAGGGTCTTTTGGAATGAAGTAATTAGAACATAGACGTGTTGATGAACGATAACTTCCAGTAGCTTGTAATACTTCGTGATTATTTCCTAGTTTTTGTTTCATCATATTTTCTTTTAATTTGGCGTTTTTCTCCATTTTGATTTCTTCTGTTCTCATCTCTGCGTATGTCTCAAACTGTTCATTACTCATTGGTACTCTAATTTCGTGATACTCTTGTCCATCTTCATTCAGTACAAAATCGGGCAATAATCCTTCTTTCGGACTTCGGAAATAAGATGTCAACCCTAGAATACGTTTATGCAGTACATTACGATTTGTTACAGCATCAGATGAAGTAACACTATTTGGTTTTACAAATTTAGTTTGGAACTCCTTTTCTTTATCGGGGAGTGCGCTGTAATGTACAGACTTTGTTTTCTTGACTTCTAATCCATTTTCATTTAGGCGTTTCGTAATTTGCTGTACAAATTCTTTATTTGTAAGAGACCCGTCTTTCAGTACACCCATATAATTTTCCGAACTACCTCCTTTCATTATATTCTCATTAAGTGTCTCATCAATAGATGGTAGTTTTGTTTTACTGGTGCGGCTTTTATTTTTTGGAGTTTTGCTTATAGTGAAACCACCTTTCAGTTTCTGTGTTTTATTTTTTACTGGTTGTGGTTGTCTCATTTGTTTTTCACTTGCGTTACTGAATCCGAATGGATTTCTGGTAATTGTTAATTTTCCACGTGCATAGTCAATATAATCATACTGTAAAAGATTATGTTTGTCCAATAATTTTTCAATGAAAAGGGTATCTACTTTTGCGGTTGTTTTTTGTTCAAGAGTAAATTCCCAAGTATTGATGGTTCCGCGTAATATATTGTAAATAATACCCATTTCGTACGGGTGATTCACAATAGGTGTACCTGATAGAAGTACAATACGTGCATTTTCAGCATCCATAAGCATTTTGTATATTTTGGTGGTAATTGCTTTTGGGTCTTTAAGATTATTTTTGATGTTGCTTATGAAGTTATGTGCTTCATCAATGATTACTGTACAATTATCGAACGGATTTTTGGTGCCTTTTTTGGCTTTTACCAGTTCTTCAATACGTGTACCAAGTGCTCTTCCTGCATTGTAATGTACAAATTTATATTTATTCTGTACCATCATTGATATTTGTTCCTTGATCATTTCTTGTTGTTCCATTGGGTAAGTGTCAAAGTTGGCAGGTTTCTGTACATCAACCATCCATGCACCTTTTTTTTCAATGACATATGTCTCAGGAAGTTTTAATGCTTGAGACAATAATTTTATCATTTCGGGTTTTCCTTCTGTTTGAAGGAATTCCCAATTCTGGTTTCGTTTGAACAGTGGGTCACCAAAGTCTTCTAATTCCGCATAAGATTCCATTTCTACGGTATAATTGGTATGGAGTGATGCTGGTAACATAATAACGATATCGTTATCTTCTTTTAGGCCTTCTGCTATGGAAATACTAGTGTATGTTTTTCCAGAACCTAGACCGTGATAAATAAGTAGACCACGATAAGGTGAATATGTACTTAAATAATCCATAACGACACGCTGGTGTACGAAAAGGTCATCAGAATCTTTATATTTGTCTCCATTTTTCCTTGCCATTTCGTGTTTTGAAAAGAGTGTTTTTAATTTCCCGAAGAATGCTGTACGATTATTCATATAATATGAAGGTGCGCGTAAGACGAGAGACTCTCGTTGTGGTATTTTGTCCTTGATTGATTCTAAATCTACTTCTACTGCACTTATCTTTTCCAGCAAAGCTTTGTTTTTTGGTTGTCGTTTTACAGGTTCTTTTTGTGGTAATGCTGCTCCTGGTCGTCCATATTTATACCGTAAATAAGATGTCATTTGATGTCTCAACCACATCAGTACATCATAATCTTCGACTACTTGTGAAGATGGTCTGTACATTAATTTTGCAGGAATGGTTAAAAAGAGAATGCGTTCTAGGTCTAAAGTGGTATCTTGAGAGAACTTTTCGTACAATGCGTTATATTCATCGGTCTTTTTCCTGGATTCATAATCGGAGTCTACAGTTAATTTCAGTTTCTCGAATTTCTTTTTCTTGTCGATTTCTAATGCTTTCTTGTAAGAAGAAATAAGTGCTGCTTTTAATTCCTGTGATTCTTGGTTTCTGTATTTAGAAGCAATCATGTAATGTTCTACAGAAGACCACATTTGCCCATCCAATTCAAATGGTGTCTCATATGTATTACATAATTTTGCACGCCAATCTTGTATTTTTGATAATTCTGTATATGATTCTCCAGAGTTCTTTACAATATTTTCTTTTGAGGCTTTACCTGGTGCAACCTTGGTGTTCGCACATACTATAAATACTGTAGAAGAATCAGTTTCGATTGATTCAAAATTGTCATTTTTACTGGGGAATGGTGCTTCTCTAATAGGTTCTTCTTGTTGTTCTTCTTGAACTGGTTCTTGGTCTTGGTCTTGGTCTTGGTCTTGGTCTTGGTCTTGGTCTTGGTCTTGGTCTTGGTCTTGGTCTTGGTCTTGAAGTTGTTCAGGTTCTACAGACATGTCATCATCTTCTTCGAGTTGAATGGATTCTTTCATTAATTTCTGTTTGGTGGGTGGTAAGTCTTCTACTGGGAATTCTGTCTCAGAAGATGGAGATGTAGATGCAGAAGGTGCGGATGATTCTGTACTCACTGATGGTTCTACAGGAATAGCATTTGGATCTTCACAGTACACAACTAGGACTTTATTTTGTTTTAACACATCCAATATATTTTTACGGTTTACAGTTCGTTCTTCTGACTCACGTTGGTCCATAAGAATTTCGGATAATGGTTTTGACTGAGTTTGTCTTTCTTCGATTGTCTCGCCTTCTTCCAATTCTTCGCCATCTTCTAGTTCTTTTTCTTCTTCTCCTAGATTCACATTTTGTACAGGTTTCTGTAAATCATTATACCGTATAGCTACAGGTTTTTGTTTTAAAATATTAACTATATTTACAGTATTCATTGTAATATAACAAGGTATATATTATTCATTTATACTTTGTTATTCGTCATTTGTTGTAATTATTATTGGAAAACATTATGTTTCTGTTGAATTTTTCCGACAGTATCTTGGAAATCATAAAATGTTTTAAATAATTCAATCGCCATTCTACAAGCGATTTGTTCTGCAGTCTGTTTTGTTTTATGTGTACCTTCTCCTAAAAAGAGATAAACACATTGTTTTTCAGCCAAATGACAATGGATGTCATGGAAAGATTTAAACGGACATTTCGTAATAGTTTGTTCGTGTCGTACACCATATGTCTTTTGTCCTACACATAAATAAACGCCCATATTGTACCCATATTCAGCAGAGTATGGTTCTATTTCCATTAAATGGGGTGTAATTTTGAATTCACTTTGCATCAATTCCTGTAAAGGACGTTTGAAGTTTTCGGATTGTTTGGTAATTCGTGTCCAATCGATATACTTATCAAAAACAGATTCTACAAACAACTGTGCAACTTGAAAACCTGGACCACACTGAAACATAGTATTGAACCATCCATCTTCATCGTGTATATTTACACGATTAAAATCTAAAAACAGCGCACCAACAAAAGCTTCAAATAGGCATCCTAATTTCTTGAAATTATGACGTAGATTTTTTTGTTCAGTATGTTTAGAAATCATAAACCATTTACCGAGACCCATATCATTCGCGATTCTTCCGATTGTCTCATTTTTCACTAATTCAATCTTGGTATCTGTCATAAATCCTTCATCTGATTTAGGAAAACGTTTGTATAAATAGAATTTTGCAATGCATTCTAAAACACCATCACCTAAAAATTCCAAACGTTCATTTGATTTTGTATATAATTCTGTACATTTTTCAGGTTTAGGAACAATGGTGATATTATTCAGTTCATTGAGAATATGAGGTCGTTTTATGTACGATTTATGCACAAATGCACGTTTATATAAAGTAAAGTTATGAATAGGTACTTCTACATTATGCTTTTTTAATAATGCAATTACTTCCTCTGAAGTTATTTCATTATTTAGGGAATTATAAGGATCGAAGAGAAAAGATTCTTTTCCTTGTTTAACCACATCTTGATCCTTTTTAGATAGTTTAGAAATTTCTGTCATAATACGTTTATTCGAGTGTGTGACCAATGATACTGTACAATAATATGGAGTGAACGGTTTATATTGTTTTAATAAAACAACTTGCTGTAAAAAAATATCTGGAACCAGTATATATTTTGATTGATAATGCCATACTCAAGTAAAGTTGCACATAGAGCTAGTCGAATTCACAGTATTGATGGAAGAACAAATGTCTCACATAAAGCTGGATTTCCATTCATGGTTGGTAGAGACTCTTGGATGAGTATTTACTATCCTAGTCACCCCCTTAAATCATGGAATACTGGAGGAAAGAAAGCTAGGTCCAAATCTCTTGGTCTTACTTACACTGACCGATAAACGTTAGTGACATATAAACGTTTTGAGACATGAAACTGTATAAAATGATAATTACATCATAATACCATAGCAGTATTATTGGTATTATAATGAGAACAGGTATTGTACGATTCCCAGGGTCAAATTGTGATTATGATGCGTTGCATTATTTCCAGAATAGTTTTTTCATTTGGCACAAAGAAACAGACTTTCCTGATAATATGGATTTATTGGTGATACCAGGAGGATTTGCATTTGGAGATCGTATGTACAATAAGGCGACTGATGCATATGAAATTGCACCAGGAAAAATGGCGGTTCTTTCGCCAGTTGTCACCATTATCAAGGAAGCTGCAAACCGTAATATTCCTATTTTAGGAATATGTAATGGTTTTCAGATTTTGATTGAGTTACGACTATTACCAGGAAATCTGTTATTGAATGACAATAAAAAATTCACTTGTAAAAAGGTTAGTTGTACTGTACCAAAAACAATTTGTCCTATGGACAATTACGAGACAGAATTATATATTGCGAATTCTTATGGTAGATATACTGTAGATACATATTCAGATTTAAACAAATTACACGAGAACAATCAAATCATTTTACAGTACTCTGACAACAACTCTACAAATAAAGGTGCACCCGAAATTAATTCAATGGGAAATATTGCAGGTATTTGCAATGAAGAGAGAACCATTTTTGGGATGATGCCTCATCCAGAACGGAATAATAGTGATTTCAGACCTATCCTGTACAATATATTACGTCCATCACCTCTTTTAAAAACAAATGGTTTCATGTTGATGAATCAAATAACAAAAATTCCCCACGTCATTGATGATTTGATGGATAGTGAGCATATATCGTACAAATCAACGAGACAAATTTTGAAAAGACTACATACAAAGGAAGATTGGGTGGTACAAGGTCCTGGTGAGAATGCAGGTATCATCGATATAGGTAACAACTATTGTATTGCTGCACGAATTGAGAGTCATAATCATCCTACTTTCATTAATCCATTTGAAGGTGCAGCCACAGGTGTTGGAGGTATATTACGAGACATATTTACAATGGGAGCACGTCCAATTGCAATAATGGATTTTTTACGGTTTGGGGTGGACACATACAGTACACAATTAATGGAGAAAGCAATAGAAGGTATATCTTATTACGGGAATTGTATCGGCGTGGCGAATATTGGTGGTGATTGTTATACACACGCATCCTATAACAAGAATCCACTGGTCAATGTAGCTTGTCTCGGAATCGTAAAGAAAGAAAATATTGTGTACGGTTTAGGAACGAATAAGAAACAATCACTTATATATGTAGGAAGTAAAACAGGATATGAAGGGGTAGGTGGTGCTGCAATGGCGTCGAATGTCTTTACAACTGCACAAAACACTGCTGATATGGAAAAGACAATACAGAAGAGTGACCCTTTTTTAGAAAAGCTATTATTGGAAGCGTGTCTCGAAATTTCAGAGAAAAAATTGGCCGTTGGTATGCAAGATATGGGTGCAGGAGGTATGCTTTGTGCGACATACGAAGTGATTAGCAGAGGTCGTACAAAAACAGGTCGTGATTTAGGCTGTACAATACATTTGGAAAGGGTTCCTACGAAATATTCAATGGAACCTTGTGATATCCTTGTCTCGGAATCACAAGAACGAATGTTGATTGTAGCAGATAAATCGAATGAAGAAGAAATATTCGAAATATTCCGCAAATGGGATTTAGAGTTTTGTACTGTAGGTGATATTACAACTGATGGTATGTATACAGTATATTATCACGACGTGTTTTTGCATACAGAACCAATGACAAAAAGGAAAGATATTGTACAAGAATGGACAGCAAGATCATCAGAATTTACAATGGGTTCTTATCCAAAAAAACAGGATATCAATGAATTGAGAAAACAATATGATTCATCTATTGGTAATCGTACTGTACAAGAACCTAATTGCATGAATGATTATGCCGCATTGTATCTTCCTGAAGTAAACAAAGAGCTCATTGTCTCGTGGGGAGAGAATATAACCACTGTACATAAAACAATGGTAAAACAAAATGGTACACCAATGGCTGTAATTAATTGTCTCAATTATGGTCATCCACGAGACAAATTGCACGAATTAAGTAATGCAATAGATATTTTGAACCATTACAGTACAAATAATTTTGTTCCAGTTATTGGCGGGAATGTGAGTTTATATAACTGTACAGACTCACGTTCAATTCGGTCTACTCCTATTTATGTGTTGATTGGAATACGATAATTTATCGTGATACACCAATAGGATGAGTATATGGATTTTTGCGGAATGCATCTAATATTTCAGGTGTATTGCGGTCTAATTGTATACCACTGTTGTACTGTTTTACGGAACTCGTTTGTTGCCCCATTAATTCTGTACCATATAGTTGTCTCGGTCCAGTTGTCATAGATTGTTGTCTCGTATTGAGTATTTCTCCACTTCTATTTTTCTGATTAATATCACTATTAAGTACATTTGTATTTCCTTTTACCATATGACCTTTAATAGTAGAAGCTTTGATTTCGTTATTGCGTTGTCTATATTCTGCATCATATGGTCGAATTGCTCTTCCAGTTGCACTGGAACCACCTGCGTATGAGACATTTGTACTGTCTCGTTCATTTCGTATAGGTTGATGGGCAGATACTTGATATGCACCACCATTTTGATTTTTATTGACGCCTGAGACAAAATGATTGCGTTCTGTTGTCTCGCGAATAGTTGGTGCAGGACGGTCAGCTGGATTAAACATATAAGATGATGTCACACCAGATTGTGCATTTTGGTACGGTCTCATTGTACCAATAACGTTTTCTTTACGTGATGGACGTAATTCATCTAATAGTGGCGCTACTACTGCACCAATAGCTCCACTAAATGCACCAAAATATGTCTCATCATTTGTAGTTGAACGGTTATTAGAATAAGCGACATTACTTTGTACAGAATAGTCCCCTGTGGTTGCACCTTTATGTCCTACACTATTTGCAATACCTAATGGTACTGCACCTAAGTCCATATGTCGTGATTCCATATATTCACCTGCAGGGCTGGCAACTGGAGGATTTTGAGAACTGGCAACACCAGCATATGAAGCGCTTGTCTCAGGACGATTTACATCTCTCATCAATGGAATTGAATGAAGCATTGGTCCTTTTTCTGCACCAGTTGTAGTAAAATATCTCTCAGGACCATGTTCCCAAGCGCGTTCAACCCGATTCTTTTCTACTTTACCGATTGTACCTAATGTTTTTGTCATATGAGATGCAGGCCCTTCACGTCCCAACATAGCAATACCTCCAGCACGCTTATTATTTGAAGTGCGCAATTCATCTACGGATTTAGGCATCCACGCTTCTCTCATTGCCATACCAGAGTTGAATCCACCTTGGC